TTCTTGGCATTGTATATTCCTTTTGTTTGGTTGAAGTATGCCCTCTTGTACACCATGCACAAGAGGTACACAAGTTTTTATCCTATGAACCCCTTGATCAATAGGATGCATAACACCCCGCATATTGCGATGTAGGCCACCAGTATCACTTTATCCTCATACATTTGCGTAGTCTCCTAGTTGAGTGCTGCAAAATCGCAGCCCATTACCACCCCATTGTGGGGTGGCTAGGGCTATGATCTTTAGGGCATAACGAATGTTTTGGATGGCTTTTTCCAGAAGCTAGCATGGTCTGGGTGCTTTGGGTCTTCTGTGGCAATACATTGCTTGTCAAAGCTAGCGGCACGATGTGTTGTCCACCAATTCATGTCTGGCGCTTTGCGTGATTCCTTGCCGTCCTTGGACAGTTTCCAGTGCGCCATTCCCGCTGTCACGGCATACTCGCGAAGGTCGTCACGATCTTTTTTCTTTGCCTTCATGTCCGCTTCAAGTATCGCAAGCTCCGCCAAAAGCTCATCGCGCGTGAGGATACTGCCATGGTCTAGACCTGTGTCGATCTTTACCGTTGCATCTTTGGTTTTGAGTGTGGTTGTCATGATCTTAATTCCTTAATTGAGAGGATCGCTTGATTGCTTCCATGCCATAGCATGCCACGCCGCAATATAGAATGTCAACACCCAAAACACAACTAATTGCACGTAATTGAAATTAATTTCACCTAATCGCGGCCCTAAAGACCCGCTTTAGGGGTTACTTTGCCCTGCCGCTCGCGCCCACGGCGCGACGTCCGACCCCCATCCCCCCCTATTTGGCCCCCCGCCTCCTAGTTTAGGCCTTTATTACATGGTCCCATGAAATCATTCCGGTGTTTTTCCATTTAGACCACAAGCAGAACGCAAGTCGAACGTAGGTTTTGATTGCCTGCGGAATTTATGCGCACTTTATTTTCATTTGGGATTGTAGTATGCGTTAATATATGGGGAGGTTGAGGTAAAAATGGCAGATAATAACATTGACAGGCGAAAAGCTGCGGAAGCTGCGCGTCGTTATGGCGTTGACCCTGAGTTATACGTTCGTTTGATAGAGCGTGAGAGTAGTTTTAACCCGCAGGCTTTGGGCCAAAACGGCGAGGTTGGTTTTGCTCAGATTCTAGGATCGACGGGCGAACAGCCTGGTTATGGCGTTACCCCGATAGCGGATCGTTCTAATCCGGATGAGAACTTGCGTTTTGGTGCGGAGTATTTGGGTGCCTTGATTAATAAGTTTGAAGGAAATGTTCGGTTAGCGTTACAAGCTTACAATGGTGGTGTTGGGAACGTGGACAACGACACTGTTTCGGATTCTGCGAAGTCTTATGCTAATGATTTATTGGGGGGCAAGAGTTCTTTACCTACGGATCGTCCTGTGTCTCGTCCTGACACGGTTGGCGGCATTGAGGCTGCATTAAAGACGTTAGCGGAGTCGGACGGTGGGTCGGAGGCTGATAACTATGAGTCTGCGATGGCTGGTTTATCTATGTTGACCAAGGCTTTTAGTCCACGGAAGGTTAGTCCGTTGAAGGCGACTTCTTCTGTTAGTCGTGGTAAGGGAGGGGATCCCTTGGATCGGTTTAAGGGTCTAGCGAGTTTGCGTTCTAGTTGATTTAGGTTATGGTGTTGGCAGGAGGCCATTGATGTTGGATTCGGGCGGGGATGTTGTACGATATGGGTTGGTCACTGAGATCACGCCTTTGATTGCGGATTCGATTGTTTCGTTGGGGCATTTAGCTCATGTTGAGAGTTCGTTTTCTCGTTTAGAGTTCAGTGCTGAGAAGTTATTGGACGTTGCGGCGCATAACGTTTTGGACCCTGACCGTGTTATTATCTTGGCTTATTCGGGGGATGTTGCGGTTGGCGTTTTTGTTGGGAATGTTGCGTCGTATTATTTTGGCCCTGCTTTGATAGCGACGGACACGGTTTGGTATGTTATACCTGAGAAGCGTGGCACACGGATCGGGGTTGATTTGTTGGGTTATTTTGAGGATTGGGCTCGTAGCAAGGGTGCTTCGGACATTCGGATTGGTCAGACTTCGACTATTACTCCGGAGGTTTTTGAGGGTTTGTTATCGAAGCGCGGCTATAGGTTCGTTGGCACAAACTATCGTATGGAGACAGAGTTATGAGAAGTTTATACAGTCCGTTTGACGTTCTGCGTCATTTGCATCTTTGGAATGTAGCGACGTTTGGCGGCGATGACGACGGCGGCGGGTCCGGCAACGACGACGGCGGCGGCAGCACTTTCTCCGAAGATGTTTCGTCGGGAAAGTTGACGAATATTCTTCCACCTCCTCCGCAGGGCAAGATGCGTCCTTTGACACGGAAAGAGAAGCGCGAAGCGGCTATCGCCAAGTCCAAGTACGCGGACAGCACCGTTCGGGCTGTTAAGAGCACGAACCCTAATCGCAAAAAGTACGCTCCAACCCCACAGCTAACTGCGATGGCTGCGGAGACGGGGTCCCAAGACCCTCGTATTGTTAATAGCGCCATGGACGAAATAATCAACAGGGCCACTCCTTTTGACAACAAAGAGCGCCGAGGCGGTCGAGTTTTTGATATGAGTGTGCCTAACCCCAACGTTGATCAGGAGTTTCAAGATCGACTTATGCGGCAGAGAATTGCGGCTGCGGTGGATCCGTATGGTCAGAGCACCGAGCGCGGCGTTAATTTGACGAGTGGTCAACCTCTTTCGTACACTGACGGGGATGGAAATACTCAAACCATTGCGGGCGAGGACCGGGCAAACGCTCAGAAGCTGCTAGACGACGCTGGATTGAAGGGCCAAGATTATGTTGACGCGGTCCTTGGCCTTGGAACCAAGTTGGACGAGCCTCGGTTCGGTCCTTTTTCTGGGTCGCCGACGCTTCAGGGGCTTGATTATTTGTTAGATATGAACAAGCGCCGAGCCTATGAGCAGTTAACGGGGACTTATGAGCCTAGTGGAATTGCCTCGGCTCTTGGAATTGCGAATAAGGCCACGGCTCGTTACGTTCCTGTGATGGATGGCGGTCAGATTGTTGGTTCTTTATCCGTGGACGCCAACGGGAAGCCTTTGACGTATACTGGACAGCGGACTGCTAACGCTAAGGTCATGGACCCGACAATTGATCAGGATGCCGCGAAGGCTAAGATTGCTTCTTCTCAAGCTGCACCGATGGACTTCCCTGATGACAATAATAACACTCAGGGGGCTCAAGCCCCAATGGGTGGTGGTGTCAACGTCGGTGTTTTTGACCCTTGCCCTGCTGGTTATGTGATGGATCCGAATACGCAAGCTTGTGTTCCTGATCCGGTTGCGCCGGTTGCGCCTGCTCCAACGCCTCCTCCTCCTCCGGCGCAGTTCTCCCCTGCTTCGTCTTACACGGCGGCAAATCCTTACACGCTCCCAACCCTGAACCCAGGCCCGCAAACAGCTTTCAACGTACCAAGACCCAAAACCCAACCAATTACAATCGCGCAACAAGGACTAGGGTCTTTACCGTTTAGAAGCAGCTAATGAACCTACAGGCTTTACCCGAGGAAGCGTTAAAAGAAATCTTGGCCTTAACCGAGGCCAAGAAAAGACTTGACTTACGCGAAGAAGCTCACGAGAAGTTTATGCCGTTTGCGCATCACGTCTATGAAAACTTCATCGAGGGCCGTCACCACCGTGTAATTGCTGAAAAACTTGAGGCTGTTGCACGAGGGGAACTCAAGCGGTTGATTATCAACATGCCGCCTCGCCATTCGAAGTCTGAGTTTGCAAGTTTTCTGATGCCAGCGTGGTTTTTGGGCCGCAATCCGAAGTTAAAGATTATTCAGGCCACCCACAACACGGAGTTGGCGGTTCGGTTTGGCCGTAAGGTGCGAGATTTAATCGATGACCCAGCTTATAAAGAGATTTTTCCGAACACCAATCTCAAGGAAGACAACAAGGGCGCGGGTAAATGGGGCACTACAGCGGGCGCGGAGTACTTTGCTGCTGGAGTTGGAGCTGCCATCACGGGTCGTGGTGCGGATTTACTCATTATTGACGACCCTCATTCCGAGCAAGATGCGTTAAGCGAGAACGCTTTCGATAACGCCTACGAATGGTACACTTCTGGCCCTCGTCAGCGTCTTCAGCCCGGCGGATCGATCATTTTGGTCATGACTAGGTGGGGTAAAAAAGACTTGACAGGGCGATTGTTGGCCCAGCAGGGCAGTGATGTCATGTCTGACCAGTGGGAGGTCGTGGAGTTCCCTGCTATTTTGCCTAGTGACGAGCCTTTATGGCCTCAGTTCTGGGAGAAAGACGCTTTGCTTTCTATCAAGGCGTCATTGCCTGTTGGAAAGTGGAACGCGCAGTGGCAGCAACAGCCTACATCTTCGCAAGCTGCGATTATTAAGAGTGATTGGTGGAAACCTTGGGAAGAAGAGAAGATACCTCGTCTTGAGTACATACTTCAATCATACGACACGGCGTTTTCCAAGAAGCAAACTGCGGATTATTCAGCGATTACGACTTGGGGGATCTTCAAGCCGGAAGAAGGCGGGCCCGACAATATAATTTTGCTCGATGCTCAACGTGGTAGGTGGAACTTCCCTGAGTTAAAGGAGCAGGCTTTCAGTGAGTACGAGTATTGGGAGCCCGACATGGTATTGATCGAGGCGAAAGCTACGGGTACACCACTTATAGATGAGCTCCGGCTCCGTGGGATTCCAGCATTGGGGTTCTCACCGGGCAAAGGAAGTGATAAAGTAACGAGAATGCACATGGTTGCACCGCTGTTTGAGGCGGGAATGGTTTGGGCACCGAGTGATAAGAAGTTTGCTGAAGAGGTCATTGAAGAGGTCGTTTCATTTCCTAATGGTGATCACGATGACTTTTGTGATAGCATGACGTTAGCATTGATGCGTTTTCGGCAGGGCGGTTTTATTTCGCTCAACGGAGAAGACGATGGGGAAGAGTTTGTTCCTCGTAAACGGGAGTACTACTAATGGCATTGCCACCGATTATTGATTCTGGAATTTCTCTTGACGACATGGTCCCTAACGAGGCGTCGGTTGACATAGATGTTATGGAGCCTGAAACGTTTGAAGGCGGTGCAGAGGTTATTGACGACGGTCAGGGTGGAGCAATCATTCAGTCTTTGCTGGATTCTTTGCAGCAAGGCCCCGAAGTAGAAGAGCCTATAGAGCATGCGGCCAACCTTTCCGAATATTTAGATGATGCTTACTTAGGTGAGATTTCCTCAGACTTGCGGGCTTCTTACGAAGATGACTTGGAGTCTCGCTCTGAGTGGGAAGAGGCTTACACAAGCGGTTTGGATCAGCTGGGCATTAAGTATCAAGAGCGGTCACAGCCGTTTCAGGGGGCTTCTGGCGTAACGCACCCTCTTATTGCGGAGAGTGTGACTCAGTTTCAGGCGCAAGCGTACAAAGAGTTATTACCTGCGGGTGGCCCAGTAAAGACTTCTATCATCGGCGCAGCGGACCAAGAGCGCGAAGATCAGGCTACTCGGGTAAAGAACTTTATGAACTACCAGATCATGGAAGTGATGGAAGAGTTCGATCCAGATATGGATCAACTGTTGTTTTATTTACCGTTGTCTGGTTCGACATTTAAGAAAGTTTATTTTGACGACGCAAAGCAGCGGGCAGTATCTAAGTTCGTTCCTGCGCAAGACTTGGTTGTTCCTTACGCGGCCTCTGACTTAGCGACGGCTTCTCGCGTTACGCATGTTCTTCGTATGGATGCGAATGACATTCGGAAGATGCAGATTGCGGGCGTGTACCGTGACGTAGAGATCAGCAAGTACGAGGGCGGGGAAGACGAGGTTCGTCAGAAGGTTGACGAGATTCAAGGTACATCTAAGACATATTTGGATGATGTGTACACTATACTGGAGATGCATGTTGATCTGGACCTTGACGGGTTTGAAGATATGTCCCCCGAAGGTGAGCCAACAGGAATTGCTCTCCCGTACATTGTTGCGGTTGATGAAGGTTCTGGACGCATCTTATCTATTCGACGGAACTTTGAGGAGGGCGCTCCTTTAGCTAAGAAGCAGCAGTACTTTGTTCACTACAAGTTTATGCCTGGTCTGGGGTTCTACGGCTTTGGTTTAATCCACATGATTGGTGGATTAGGTCGTGCGGCTACAAGCATTCTTCGCCAGTTGATCGACGCCGGAACACTGGCCAATCTCCCTGCTGGTTTCAAGGCTCGGGGTGTAAGGGTTCGGAATGACGATGAGCCCTTACAGCCCGGAGAATGGCGGGACATCGACGCCCCCGGCGGCAACATACGGGACGCAATTATCCCGCTTCCGTACAAGGAGCCCTCGGCCACCCTTGCACAACTGCTTGGTACGCTCATAGAGGGCGGTAGGCGCTTTGTAACGCTTGCTGACCAGCAGACAGGCGACAGCAACCAAAACGCCCCTGTGGGGACCACTGTGGCTCTCCTAGAGCGCGGCATGAAAGTTATGTCTGCTATACACAAGCGTCTTCACTACGCGCAGAAACAAGAGTTCCGTGTTCTAGCTAGGATTTTTAAGGACAATCTTCCGCAAGAATACCCTTACGACGTTCAGGGCGGGGACCGGATGATTATGGCCTCGGACTTTGACAACAGAGTTGATGTTGTTCCTGTTAGTGACCCGAACATATTTTCAATGGCGCAGCGTGTAACGTTGGCACAGACTCAACTGCAACTTGCGCAATCAAACCCAGGGATGCACAATCTGCATGCTGCGTATAAACGCATGTACCAAGCTCTAGAGGTTCAGAACATAGATGAGGTTCTGCCTCCTCCTCCGATTCCTAAACCTTTAGATCCTGCTATTGAGAACGCCCGTGCTTTGATGGGTGAGATATTGAATACGTTCCCAGATCAGGATCATGATGCTCACATTCGCATGCACTTGTTGTTTATGAAAACTCCTCTGGTATCGACATCGCCTCAAGTAATGGGGACCTTTTACGCCCACATTATGGAGCATGTGTCTCAAAAAGCTCGACTGATGGTTACGAATGAAATCCAGGGTATTATTGAGCAGGCAGAGCTAGCGGTTAGGAATGGAGCAGTTGACCCTGTTGAGGCCCAGCAAAGGGTTGCGGAAGTCCAACAGAACATGCAGGACCCAGCAGCTATGGAGAAACTAATCTCTATGCAGATGGAGACATTGGTTACGGAGATTATGCCTCAACTTATGCCTCAAGGTGACAACCCAATGGACGATCCTTTGGTTCAAATTCGTATGCAGGAGCTGGGGATTAAGCAGCAAGACCTGCAACGCAAGACTGAAGAGGATCAAGGTCAGATGCTTGTTGAGCTTCAGAAGATGGAGCAACGTGCCGCAACGGACGCAGCTCGTATTGAAAGCCAAGAGGACATCGCTGGAGAACGGAACACCGTAAACCGAGAACGTATCGCCGTTCAAAGAGATAAGATGAAGATGTAATGGCTCGTTTAATTGTAATATTGTTATTGTTATTGGGAGGCACCGCACAGGCTGCTGACACAGTGTATAGTGACAGCAAGGTCACTTCCTCTGGTACGATGGATACCACGGTTCGCAGCCCCCCGCCTTCTGCTATATCTCCACAGATCAGCACGGGGACGGGCGACCTTTGCACGATTGGCGTATCTGGTGCAGTCC